GTAATTGACTCATCCCTGGCGTAACGTTCCCGCGAAGAGCCGCTATATCACCTCCTATATTAGAGAATTGAGTGCGATAATGATCGAATCCACTGCGATATCTCGATCCTAAATCCTGATATCTCGATCCTAATTCCTGTGCACTGGTGCCGAGCCGTGTGATGTCCCCCTTAAAAGGGGAATCAAAATTCATCCTCCACCCTTCCGGGGTTTTCTTAAACGTACCCCAATCTCCATAAACATCTTGGGGGGATGAATAAAGGTCTTCTAGCCCCCGTCTTGCGGTGCGAAGTTTTCCTTTGGCGGACGATTCTTCTGCCAGCCCTTTAAGTGCAAATAACCAAGGCATAGTGCTACCTCACACTCTGAAAGATATGAGCGGTTTCATTGTCAAAATAGTTGTAGAGTTTTCCCACTGATCGTAATAACCCATATCTGCATAAATGAATAAAATGATCTCGTTTGTCGCTAATCGTGATAACGATGTTGTGATCCTTTTTTAAGTCGTGAATGATGCGTACAGAAGATTCCAGAATGTTCCGGTCAGATGCCCACGGTAACCATTCTGCGTGGAGATCTACTGCGTTCTTTTCAAGAAGGAGAACCACACCCACGGGGATTTCTCCTCTTTTTGTTTTTCCAACTACGATGTAAATTTTGTCCGCGAGTCGGGTGTTATCGATAAAGCGATCAATGAACTCCTGGGGGGTCAGATCTCTCTCGATTTCCTTAAACGTGCCCTTTTTGTACGCGGCATAAAGCCATCTAGCATCCCGCTCTTCTACCAAGCGATAATGTCCGCCCCTGCGTAGAATCCTCTTTAACTTTGGGTGTGCTTTAACCTTCCCAGTTGAGGCCGACTTCTTGGATGCTGAAATCGCTTGTACCTTCGACTTGCGTCCTGACTTGGATTTGCGAGGCGCGGCCCGCAGCCGACCATTCTTGGCGGGAGAGTCCGCCGACGAAGGAAGTTCCGTAATAGGCTGTTCCACTGTAATAGGATGTTCCACCATAGGTTGAGTAAGTTATGTTGCTGGGAGCGGGCAAGGTGAGTTCGATTTCCTGATCAAAGATCGCCACTCCGCCAAATTCAAAAACCAGAGTGACATTAACTTCGGCTGTAGGTTTTCGATACAAAATCCATCCATTTAAATCCCACTTTTGACCTGGCGGAGACTGAAAACTCTTCGATGTTCGAGTGGTGAGAACATTGGTTGTTCCACCATCACCGTTATAATCATCCCCCTCCATCTTGTAGATGTTTCCAGAAGTATCGCCAAAATAGACCGCCATCTTGGAAGTGGAAGGGTCGAGCATATTCCACACGGTAGTCGGTAAAAACGTCGCAGTGTGACGGGTGGTGTAACGCGACCAAGGGGATTGATATTGCCCCAAGCTGGTCATAACAGCACCCTTCGCTACCGCATCGTACATGGGCTTTTGAAATACCCAGATCTCATCCTTATCTTTGGGAAAACAATAAACCCTTTGGGTGTTTCTGTCGTAAACCAGACGCCATTGCGTAACATCCTGTACTTCGTTCGAGATAAAACGTGTCAGATCGTCTACAGAAGCCTCGGCAATGTTCTGGATACTTGCAAGAGATTCAACCGCCCCCTCTCGACCGAAATAAACATCATTCCCCACATGGACAACAGCTTCCTCTCCGCTGGCGGCAGAACCATTGTAGAAAGGTGTAATCGCATAATCCTTTGCGCTAGAGCCTGTAAACTTGAACATACTTCCGCGCACTGTAGAAAACATGACCGCGCCAAAAGCCTCTACCAACCCATTAATGGGCCTTAAATCAGGAGATAGTAAATAGAAAGGATCAGCCGCCCCAAGGGAAGAACTTGGACGATCTCCAGTGGTTAGATCGTTGTAGTCCTCTAACTCCGACACCGCAATAAGGTGGGGTGTATCAGAGGAGGTTTTTACATTTGCGTACCACGCCCTCTCATTTTCAACAAAACAATACTTCGCGTAGAAATTTGTTCCGAGGTTGGTGGTCATATTGGACAGTGTGGTTCCATCCCACTCTTTGACCACTTCTGTCTTTGTGAGATCGGTGATAAGAACTTTATCTTCCAAAGTCCAGTTGGAATCCAGCGTTCCTCTTAATTTAGCCCCAGAGTCCACAGTGCCCTTGGAGGTAAATGAAGAGGCTCCGTCCCACTCATAAACAGTATCTCCCGCTTGAATGAGGGTGGAGATTGTATTGTCCTTTTTTACGAGTTGGGCATATCCCTTAATATCAGAGCCATTCGTCGCAGTAGCCATTAATTGAAAGGGTCTTCGCGGACGATAACTGGAATTATCCAATTCCATGACAAAGTTTTGCCCCGCAGAACACTCTGTCTCTTTAATTTCGTCCTCGGAGGCAATCGTTACAATGCCACCGCCAAACTTCATTACCGTCTGGAAATCCTTTGGAGGTTGTTTCTCCAGCATTAGTATTTCCCTGGTATTTCTTGCTGCCTAATTCTTGATGCCGCCCTTGATATGCTTTGCTGGTAAGCCATCGGATCAAAAGTTTCTTTGCTTTCTCGATTCCAAACCTGTGTAACCGCAACCACGAGATCATTAACAACAGTGTCGCCAAAAGAAAAGGTATCTGCTGCCGCGCTAATGTAGAGGCGTTTTCTGTAAAGGTAGGTATAAATCCTACCGGCCTGATCCGTTTGGGGAATTCGGTCAAATCGAAACTTTCCATTGGTGGGATTAATGCACCAGTAAATTGGAAGTCCGGTGTAATTATCCGGTTGAGCCTGATCCTGGAACATCCCGGTAAAACCACCGGGGTAGGTATAAAGGTATTGACCGTTGGTTTGGTCAACCATCACCGTGGATTCCATACCATCGAAATCGCTGGGTGCATCATATTCCCGAGTGGATGCTACAAGGGTTATGGTCCCCTCTGCTGTCTCTTGGGGAAGGCTTTTCCCCGCATCGTACAGATCAGAAATTACTTCATTCCAGGCTTGTACCATGATATCAATATCCGCCTGTCTTCCCGTATCTGTAAGGGAGGTGAGTTCACCCACGTCCCCCTGTATGATCCTTACTCTTTTTAACGTAAGGTTGACCGCATTTAGAAGCGTATAAGCCAATGGTTACCTCTCCAATAACTTCTCGTATTCCGTCAACATATATTCACGGGTAGATGTTTTATCCACCTTAATCCCATGATCCTTGCAAACTTTCTTGAGCGAGAAAGGTTTTAACGTCTTTGCCCTTTCGAGACTGATCATCTGATCCTCTGGGACACTCTCGATCAAAGCAATTAGCGCATCTTTAGTGGGTTGCGGCCCGTTATCCACCAACAGATTTCTCTTAACCGCCAGCTTAACTAATTCATTCCTCCGCAACTGTCGCAGAGGATTGTTAGAACCAAGTGAATCCACTTCCGGTGTTCTAAAAGCAAAAGATGCCATTTTTTCCCCTTGGAAAAACCCCCCGAAGCATGACAGATCCGGGGGGCTATTCCGTTTAGACCTTACAGGTCAGTTGCTCCGCTCTCAATGCAGCGAATCCAATCACCGTTAAGGATTTTTGCAGCCATCCACGATTTCCAACCCATTGTTGAAAGTTCGTTTAATGGATCTGCCACACCACTGGAACCGCGAGGCTTACTGATAGCCAAGACGGCAGGGAGTTTGTCTCCCGCAGTGTAGATTTCTTTAACGTGTTCAGCACCAAATCCGAGAGAACCAACTGCGTCCTTCCCGAATACCATACTGAAATAGATGTCGATGTTGGAACCACCGGTCGAACGTAGACCCGTAGAACCGAGCGCACCGCCAGAATTGATAGCAATCGACCCTTCAGAAGTTGAAAGCCAACGCACACCAGCTACAGCACCGAATTCACCAGGCGCGGTCTGTGTTTGACCGGAGTAGGTTTCAACAGCGTTGAACCCAGTAAGGGTACGGATGTCTTCCTCGACATCTACATGACAAATGCCCCACATTGACTCACGAATGGGTGCTGTCCCGATATTTCGAGAACCTTCAGTCTGCGGAAGAAACGGTATACCATCGTTCCGTTTAATCACGTTGACTGCGTTCTTAACATCGTTAAGCAGTATTTTCGTAACAACTGCCGCCTGATTTACAACCCCATCGGAAAAAATCTGGGTTGAATTGTCTTCCATTTCATCGCGCTGTACGCGATTGATGGATTGACCGGCGTTGATGCCAAGCACTTCAACCAACTTATCCGACTGACCGGTGAAGTTGACAAGATCAACTTCCTCGTTGAGCAGAATGTAGTTGCCGTACTTCGACACCGCTTGGGTTATGTCTGTCACACTGGGCTGAACAGCATCGCGGGTTGGAAACGCCACGTTGCCAGTCAGTTCAGAGAGGGCAGACGATACCGGGGTCAAGTTCTCAATTCGCCGCCATTTGGCAGTGAAAGAACCTGTGTGTTCCCGGATTTCCGCAGGGACAGAACCTACAAAATACGGGCACCGTGCCTTGGCATTTCGTAGGAGGGTCTGTTGAAAAACCACATTAACTGGACCCGCGACTTGTGTGGTAGTCGTAATTGGACTAGCCATATCGCTTTACTCCTTTTTGCAGTTAATAAAAAAGGGGCCAATGCCCCACCTAGATCAACTGATTCCTTTGTACCTCATACTCTTTCGAGCATTAGTCGTGGGTCACAGTGTTTTACATGAGTGATTCTTTGTACTGTGAGAACTCCGAATCGTTCATGTTGTTGAGGTCGCGAACACTTTTGAACTCTGGTTCTGCCGTATCCGGTTGACTCTCAACGGCAGCCCTCATTGCTTTCTGGTCTTCTGTGACCTGTGCATCGGGTTGCCTGATTTCTTTTGAGTAGTCTTGGGCAAGTGAACCTAAAACCTTTTCCCAAGCTACTGGATTTTTTTCGCGTTGCATAAACGCCTGGGTAATACGCGGGTCCATGCGAGCGCGTTGCTCCATGTAGCCCTCGATTGCCGTATTCCCTACATGGGAAATTCCCCCATGCGATTTCATCTTCGAAACAGAATCATCAATACCGCGTCGGTAACTTTGGTGCTGTAAATCTTCTACAGACTGTTCGAGATGTCTCCATTCTGGTTGGTTTTCACTAGAAGTTGATTCATTGGAAGTATCAACCGCAGAAACCCCCTTATCAAATTCAGCTAACAAACTATCTAAATCGTCTTTTTCCTCAACAACAGGTGTTTCCTGTGTATCAGTCATCTTTACCCCTTAATAAGTTAATTACGGTTTGTTCTCCAACCCTTCGGCCGGAATCATAGATCCACTTGTCTTTATCAGTGGAATTTGGTGTCCACGGTGAAACTTCAGTCACACTAACGGCCTCCAAGAGCAGCGAGAAGTTCGGGATTGCCCGCAAGTTCTGGAGGTATTCCAGGAGGTGCGGCGGCAGGTTGTGATTCATCGATAATAGTTTCCTCGGTGACCTGTTCTACGGGTTCCAGATAATTCTGGATATCAATGGATGGATTGGCCTTACTCATAAAGTAAGCCCGTACCGCATTCAAATCGAGTCCCTGCCCACCCATCTGTCGAATGATCGGATCAAGTTCAATCATCATTCTGAAAGCGGAAGCCTCTTTCTCTTCTTTCTCCCTTACTTCAAGCGGAGAAGCGGAACCAAAGACTTCAATGTAAGCATCCTCTGGGATGGTTTCTGCGTTTACGTCCACAAAACCCGAATACTGCGGGATAAACACAGACGTGGGACTCATGCCCTTTCGAAGCATTTCGAGTTCCATATGAAGGAAGGTATGAAGTGATTCGGTAAAGCAGTTGACATAATCAACTGTTCTGGTCTGGCCGCGCATCATCTCCGCATCAATCGCAAACGCGGTCTGATGGGATTTGGTCTGTGCGCCCAGCCTGGGATCGGTGACCCCTGTAACTTCTGCGTATTGTTTAAGAAACCCGCCGTACACCCCAAAGAGGGATGAAGCATTTCCAATCATCACCGGCTCTGGTTTAGTGAGGGACATCCATAATGCCCTCGGTTCAATGCGCGGGCCTCCCTGCGCTTTCCAATACTGATCGTTTGGATCAATGTGGATGGGAGGTTCTGTTTCCAGAATTTGAGCCTGTACGGTTCGGTTAAGAGCCTCGGTTGCCGCCATCTGGATCGGAACACCCTTCATTAAAGGAGACACACCGTAAGGCCCAAGGTTTTCAAGGTGGTAATTACCTTGAATGAATAATCGGAAGGGGTATGGGTTTTCCCGGTATCGGACTACCTGATAGTTGTCCGCGATAGCAATCGTAACGATACAGTTGGGGAGAAACGCGTCTTTTCCAGATCGAGGGACAATACAATCTCCTTCGAACTCCACCAGCCTCACCATCCCATCATCAGCCACCAGTTTCCCCACATTCGCGGGAATCCAGCCACCATTCATGGCCCGTGTATTTTTTAACTTCGCGGCAAGTTTAAGATCAACTAATCTTTGCTTGTATTCACGAATGATCGAGGGGGCAACAACCATCCCCTCTCGCGCCACCATCGTAGCAGTGGTATCCAGATAAGTTTGCCTTATATCACCGGGGACTAATACAGGTATCTCATCACGGTTTCTATATGTACCGCGATAATCGTTGGTGAAGACTTCTTTCTTTGCCCAGCGGACATGACCAATAAAGGTGCCGTACTTGAACGCCTGTGTGTTTAAACAGTCTACCGCGCCCCTAAAATCATACTGATTATGGAAGTGAATCAGAATCGCTTCTGTTAGAGCATTGATATCCGCCTGATTTGGGGCAATCGGAGTTCCCATTTCGTCCCCAGACAGAACAAGAGAATTCTCAACATTGCGGATGTACTCATCCGTTGCTTTGGCATAAACCCGAAACCAGTTCTTTTCTCTCGGGAAAAGAAGCCTTCTCGCATCTGCCGTAAGAACTTCCAAGGCTTGAGTCTGGAGCGGAAGCTCCATTTCGGGCATCCAATCGGTGCCCTCTCTTGGCTCCTTCTCCTTGGGTTTCATATCGACCTGGCGATCTACTTCCTTCCATTGCCTCTCCAGGTCTTTTCTTTGTTCTTTTCTTTTGTCGAGTTCTGCTTTTATTGATTCCGCGATCCTCGAAAAATCGCGACGGTCGAAGCGTCTAGCCATTTAGCATAAAGTTATTGTCATCTAAAAGTTTCTGTGCGTCTTCCTTGGCCTGTTGGAGGCGGGCGTATTGAGCGCACCCAATCACATCGAATCGGTGTTGGGCCATAATCATTTTCTCCCCATTCCCGACAGCGTAAACAACTTTCCAATGCGCTTCGTTTCTATCTTCATCCGCATGGGAAAACTGTTCTGCGTAGTAACCTGTCCCATCTTTTAAATGGAGTGTTGTTAAGTTCTCATAACCCGAATTTGTAAGAATTTCTGCAAACTGATTTGGTGTCATGCTCTCATGCTCAAAACGGGCCGTCTGTATCGTTGAACAGGCGGTTGGTTAAAGGGGGCCGCGTATCGTTTCATCATCATCCCGTACATGGTCGCCTTCATAATGTCATCTCTGACACTGCGTATTTTTCCGTCTTTTCGATGAAAGTTACGGAATTCTGAAAACCACTCGGAGAGATGACCAAAAACGTAGAACCTTCCGGTTTTCATTCTCTCCAACATTTCCATCACAATCGGTTCTAACGGCTGGGGTCCGCCTTTGTCCTTCTGATACCTCGCAGAGATCCCCAACATATTGACCCCGTTCTCGATGTAGTAGTCCTTGATCGCTCGACCGCCAGACTTCTCCTTGTTCACGCCATCATGGGGCCAACTGCAAGGTATCCACTGTCCTCGTTTGTTGATCGCGTGGGCGTGGTAAGTGGCGGTTTCCTTTGCCATCTTGTAACAGTCATAAAGGTAGACCGTATCAGTGTCCCGGTCCCAGGCCAGCCAAACACCCGCTGCCGGGTGGTCGATACCAAAGTCAATTCCACATATCCTAGTAAAATAGTGGGGAATTTCGAATGGGGTAATCGAGATGGTCTTTTCATCCACCGGAAAGACTCTCCCCTCTCCCATCATTGGCACACCTTTGGTCCGCGCACCCCTCTCATGCTCGGGGAAGGATTCGATAAAGCGATCCTTATCCTCTTTAGAGAGATGTTCCGCATCATCCCAGGTTGCGGTCTGGACGTAGGTTCCTTTTAAACCCTGATCAAAATGGCGGACTAAATCTGTCTCGCCCAGAAGTGGCGTGAAGGTGACAAATAAAATGCCTTTAGATGTCATAATTCGGGTCAAACATTCGGTGTACACGCGAAAGTCATCTGCTTCCTCGTCTAACCAAATCCAGTCAGGTGATGCCCCTTGGAATTTACGCCATCCTTGCTCTGAAGTTTTGAAGACAATCTGCGACTGACCGGAACGGTGTCTCACCCTGGTCGCATCTACAACATTTGAAACGCCCGCCTGACGGTAGGTAACTTTTAAAATGTTGTCAGAGGGGATTAACCCTGTGCCTATGGGTTCACCAAGTAACTCCTTTTGGGTGATATCGCGAGATGTTTCGTTGGTAACAGAAACTACCCAGCCCAACGTCCCGCGTTTAAACTTTTTACCTTCATACCAGTCTGGATACTCTCCAGTGGCGAAAGCACTTGCCAGCCATGCCGCAGTGTGGGTTTTGCCCACGCGGTTAGCGGCCCGCAACATCACCTCTTGGTTGTCAAGAGTCTCCCGTAGGAATTGCTGTTGCCATCGGTACGGTTTGTACCGGAAGAACTTTCTCCCGGATATTCTCCGGTAAAGTTCCTGTAAGGCTTCTTCCTTACTTAACTCCATTCTTCTTCTTAAATTGAATGGGGCCGGGAAGGAGCCATGAGAAAAGCATGGGAACCAATACAATCAATATTAATGCCCATCCGCCAACTGAAATCAAATCGCCGAGCAGCGTCCAGAAATTATCTGGTGCGGCTTGAACGACGGTTTCGGCGGTCACACTGATCGGTTCTGCCTTAACAGACGGCACCGCAGTCATCGCAGAGGCAATCACAGCCGTTGTGCCGCCGACTACGGCTGGCACAAGGACACCCGGTGCTAATGCACTCACTACACCGACAGTTGCCGCTGTAGACGCCCCCGTTATCAGGCCCGACTTGATCTTGGGCAGACTGCATCCCGCCAGAAGCGGAATCAGGCAAATACATACATAACGACCATAAGTATAACGATGGCCCAAAGTGGCTTTTCTGAAACCTCTTTCCACACCTTCTTGATGATGTCCATTAATGTCCTCCATTAATCGATTTGAAAACTTGATCC